GCAACAACACCAGCAACTGCTGATTGGTTCAATATTGATGGTACTTTATATGACAGTACAACTGCCGGTAAAGACGGTGCTTTCGTGTACAATTTTACAGGAAACTTTGTGTGGTTAAGAGCAAGTATTTCCTACACAGATGGAACAATTAACAGTATATTATTAAATCATTAAACTATGCATCACTATATAAACATAATTAAAGACACGCCTTTTACAGAAGACGAAATTAACACAGCAGTCAATTTAAGCACAATTGGTTTGTTGGAAGATGAAACAAAATATCTTACATATGAAAACACTGACGGACAACACGTATTGACTGTTGAGTTACACAGACAATTAGATGTTGAAGAATCAGATGACTTCGTTGAAGACTTAGAATTAGTTTACAATAAACAAGGATTAAAAGATTATGTTGTTGAAGTAAGTGATAATGACCCAATGGAAGAAACATACGAAGGTGATGCTTTCTTTGAAGCATACGGTGATATGTGGTTCAGCGAAGATGAAACATTAGATGAAGCAGAATACAGAGGTAGAAAAGTTTCACTTGGTAAGCCTATGCAAGGAGATGTTAAAAAGTTTAAAGTATATGTTCGTGATCCAAAAACAAAAAATATTAAAAAAGTAAACTTTGGTGATCCGAATATGAGAATTAAAAAATCTAATCCAGCAAGACGTAGATCATTTAGAGCAAGACACAACTGTGCTAATCCAGGACCTAGAACAAAAGCAAGATATTGGAGTTGCAGAAAATGGTAAGACTAAACGAATTCAATCAGATAGAACAAGAACCTACTTTAGATTATGATCTATTAGATGATATGTACTTTTACATGATTAACGATGATGAGTTTTATAGAAAAAATTATTATCCCACAATGAACAAGTGCAAACAAACAGGCGATAACGAAGCAGTTATGCCTTTAATAGATTCATGCATCAAAGAATATTGTACAAAGTACAAGATTCCAAAACAGATAGCAGATCAAATAACTACACAAGACAAAACTTTGCTTATGCAAAGAATGATGGATGCTGAAAAAGAAGATGAGAAGTAATCATGCTGATCACGGAGATACTAGAAGCACCAAATAAGACTGCTGTATTCGCCTTTGGAAGAATGAATCCTCCAACAGCAGGACACAAAAAAATAGGTGAAGTCATCAAAGCACAACCTGGTGATCCTTTTATTTTTGTAACACACACTCAAAACGCAAAAACAGATCCATTAACATTTTCACAAAAATTAACCTTTGCTCAAAAAATGTTTCCAATGATAAAAGTTGGTGACAAAGCAGTAAGAACATGGGTACAAGCCATGCAGAAATTAGAACAAATGGGTTACACGAATATCATATATGTGGCAGGTTCTGATAGAGTAAATCAATTCAATGAATTATTAAACAAGTACAATGGTAAAGAATATAACTTTAATTCAGTAAAAGTAGTGAGTGCAGGCGAACGTGATCCTGATGCACAAGGTCTTGAAGGCATGAGTGCTTCAAAAATGCGTGATTTAGCCGCTCGTGGAGACAAAAGCACTTTTATAAATGCTGTACCTATAGACCCTAAAACAGCAGAAGAAATGTATAATCAAGTGAGAACAGGACTTAAATTAAATCCTGTGACAGTATAAATATGAACATAAGCGATTTAAAACGTTTAGCCGGCATTGGCACAGAGAGTAATGAACCTTCTATGGGAGAGAACATTAGTCAAACTGCTACTGCTTTGAGAAAAAAGGAAAGAAAACTAGGCTTAAAACCAGGTGATCCAGATTGGTTTAAATTGTGGTTCTCAAAACCATATATGACTGGACCTGTACAGTTTAGGAGTAGAAAGAAATGAAATTAAGAGATTTATTTTTAGTAGAATTTAACATAGCAAATCAACCTGATCCAAAAGACAGAGATGATTACAAAGCCAAAATGGCTTCATTACAAGACATTCAAAAAGATCCTAGAATGAGTGATGCTAGAACGCAGGCTGTGATAGCCAAAAGAAAAGAAGAATTACGTAGATGGGCTGAGAAAAATTTAAGAACAGAAGACAATGTTCAAGAAAGAATGCCAGCATCAGTTATCAAAAGCAAACAAAGATATGCTGATATGACTGACCAAGAACTTGCAGATAGATTTAAAGATTCAGATGAAAAAACTTTAAGACAGATGGCTTGGAGACACGGCTACGGCAATATGAGTTCACACTATTTTGATAGAGTTCAAAAAGGCAAATCTCAAACAGAAGATGGTGTACAGCCTACAGATATGAAAAGAGTAGGAGCAATGGGTAAAACTTTATATGTTCACAAAGATGGTAAAACAATTATGATTCCAGCAGAACGTGAAAAAGATTTTATTCAAAAAGGATTTAAAAGATCAGCATTAAGAACAGAAGAAACTAACGAAGGCGAAATGCGTTTAGACAAATCAGCATTTGTTCAAATGTTAGCAGACAAAATTAAAGAACCTCAAAAAGGACATGGCAGACCAGAATATGATAATAGACTGTTGGCAAAGATGTACAAATTAATTACAGGTAAAGATGTAGATTTCGAAGGCAACAAGTTTACAATCACAATGAATAAACAAACATCTGAAGGAACTTATCTGGATGAAGGTTGGTTAGACACTTTAAAAGCGGCAGGCAGAAAAATTGTACCAGATCAAGTCAGAGCATTGTATGATCCAGCAACAGCGGCAAAAGTTCAAGCAGATGATCAAGCAAAAGTTCAAATGGATACTTTATTCAAAGACATTAACACCGTGGCAGGTTTAAATCAAACAGATGTGTCTCAGGGATATCCTGCAGATTTAGTTGTAGCATATTTGAGAAAATATGTTGCTCCGAGACATCCTGATGCTTTTAAAAGAATGGATGCTCAAGGTGATTTAAAGAAAATGTTTGCACCAGGATCAAAAGTCTCAGCAGGTACATTAAAAGGAAATTTAAATAAAATTGCTATTGAACTTGGTAAAGTAAATTTAAGTCCTGACCAAGAACCTGCACAACAAACTGGACAACAAACTGGACAACAACCTCAACCACAGTTGACTTCTATAGACAATGACGATTCAGTTAAAGAAGGTGCATCAATGATTCCTTATTTTAAAACTGAAAAAGATTTTGATGGAGAGAAAACTACTGTGTATGAATTTCCAATGGCTTGGGCAAAAGATAAAGAGTTGGATACTCCTTACTTGAGTAATGCCAGCATGAGAGAATTTCTAACTGGATTAGGTTACAGCGGAGATTTTGAAAATATGAGTGCTGTACCTGTAGATGAATTTATTGGTGTTTCAACACAATGGTTGAAAAAGAATATTGGTAAACAATCTCCAGAAGAACCTACAACAATAGATAAAAATCCTGATGGTCCTACAATGATATCAGGTGGCAAACCTGAAGGATATATGAACCAACAGGTTAAACTGCACAACGAACTTGCCAGAAAAATCAAATCAAAATACCCAGAAGTTACACATTTAGGTTTCAATTAATGCGTATTTTGGACTTAGAATCCAATATTGACAAATACAACAAAAAGTTGTATAATGAAGATATGGAAACTAAACCAATTGTATATTTAGACATGGACGGAGTTATGGCTGACTTCTTCGGTGGTATTGAAAAACTTTATGGTGTTAAACACTGGAAAGAACTTACATCAGATAGAACTAAAGATTTAAAAGCAGAAGTAATTGAAAAAATTACTGGCACAAACTTTTTTGAAACTTTGCCAAAATTTACAAGTGCAGATCAATTAATTGACTTGGTTAAAAAATTTACAGGTGGAACGTTCAGTATTTGTTCTTCACCATTAAGAGGCGACAATGCCAATTCAGCCAAATGGAAAAAAGTATGGATCAGCAAAAACATTGAACAGCCTGCAGAAACAATTATCACTGGTAGAAAAGAATCTTATGCTATCAACAAACAAACTAAACAGCCTAATATTTTAATAGATGATAGACCAATCAATATACAAAAATGGAACAGTGCAGGTGGCTTTGGAATATTGTATCAAGCAAATAGGGATTCATTAAGCAAAATTAAATCAGAATTAGAAACATACACAAAGCAACATCAATCAAAACAAGAAGGTGTTGGAATTATTACAAAACAAAATACAACCGCAGATGTAAAGCCAGGCGAAACACAACGTCAAGCGGCAAAGTTTGGATTTAAAATAGACAAAAAAGGTAACCCACCTAGACTAAGATGAAAATAAGAGACGTCATTGCTGATTGGATTATCATGCCTCAAACTATCAAGCCACAAGGCTTAATACATAAAAAAGGCACAGGTCCTAATAATAGATTTGGTTTCAAAAATGTGGGCAATAATAAAGCCAACGAAAACTTTGCAGACGGCAAGAAAAAAGGTAAAAGCAGACCAGGTAGAGTGAAAAAAGCAGGGGCCAGTTGCAATGGTAGTGTATCATCATTGCGTACAAAAGCCAAAAAATACGGTGGAGAAAAGGGTAAAATGTATCATTGGTGTGCTAATATGAAGTCTGGCAGAAGCAAATCTTAATAAATACATTATAACAAAGAGGAATAAACAATGGCTGAATTTTTAGATAGATTAGTAAATGCTCGTGATTCAAGAACAGGTTGGGTCAAAGAAACAGCATCATCATTATTATCATTAAAAACTAGATTTGAATCTGGTGACATCACAGAATCAAAATACGTAGAAGGTTTAGAAGCATTAACATCGGGCTCCGGTGAAGTTGGATCTGGTGGTAGTTATGAAGAAAGAGCAATTATAGACAACGGTATTATAATGCTAAAAAAATTATTGTAATATGTGGAAGAAAGCAAAAAAGAAGTTGAAAACGTGGTACACTTGTTCTAAAGTAAGTTTACTTGTAGACAAAATTAAGAAAAAATTCAAGTAGTATGCGTTATAAGGATTTCAAAATGGTAGAAGCCCGTGTGGACTATCATTATGGATTGGATCCTGAAATGCTGGTATACACGCACAAAGTGGGCGACATATACGGTAAAAAGAACCTCAAAGTACCACACGCAAAATACACCACATCTAAACGTGTTAAAAATTTACATAAAGGCGGTAAATAACATTATGCGTATCAGAGACATTATATCAGAAGTTGCAACAGCAGGTGCTACATCGGCTGGCAGTATTGCAACAGTGGCTAATCCACACATAGCAATAGGCAACAAAAAAGCACGTGATGCCTATGGCAAAAAAGGTGCTCCGGCAATGCCACCCAAAGCAAAGATGCAAAAACCAACTGACAATGCTCTGGACATGAAAGGTACCTCAGTTTTTGGTGCTCCAATAAAGAGATAAATATTACTATGAAACATTCAGATTTAACAAAAAAAGACGTTGCTAAAGAAGGCAAAATGCCACAAGCGGCTATTGACGCATTAGCAAAGAAGAACGGTAAAAGCACTAAAAAAGATTCTAAAAAAGACGTACAGACAGAAGACCTAGCACTGATGGCTCACAAAGCGGAAATGGATCATGAAGTGCAAATGGCAAGATCAGATTTATACAAAGCGGCAAAATATTCAATTAAACTGCACGACATATTAAAAAATGTTTCAGAAGAACAAGGTTTAGAAGGTTGGGTAGCGGCTAAGATTACTAAAGCGGCAGACTATTTGAGTTCGGTGAAACACTACATGGAATATGAAATGATGCCTCAAGACAACGTTGAGTTACCAGTAGAACCTAAAACTGAACCAGTTGAAGATGCAGTGGATTACAAAGAATCATTAGCAAGTAAATTACAAAATAAATTAAAAGAATCTTCAAAAAAAAAGACTGATCAATCAACAGACGAATCTGGAATAATGTATAAAGCCGGAGTTAAGAAGTACGGCAAAGACGGAATGAAAAAGATTCAAAGTGCCGCTGGCAAAGGTGCTAGTGCAGAAGAGATTGGTGCAATCAAAGACAAGCACAATAAAAAGAAAAAAGAATCATTTACATCTTTAGAAGAATCAGTTGGTAAAGCAATTACAGAAGAAGAATTCGATACATTAGCAGAGAAACAAGATGCCTGCTATCACAAAGTCAAAGCAAGATATAAAGTTTGGCCTTCAGCCTATGCCTCTGGTGCTCTAGTACAGTGCCGTAAAAAAGGTGCTAAGAATTGGGGCAACAAGAGTAAGAAGTAATGAAGGTAAACGAAATCCTAGAAGGAACACGTTGCTGGAAAGGTTACACAAAGAAGGGCATGAAGACCATGTTCGGAAAACGTGTACCCAACTGTGTTAAAAGAGAACACATTGACTTCTGTGTAAACTGTCACGATATACTACTAGACGAATCCTTAGACGAAAATCTTAAAAAATGGTTCAAACAAAAATGGGTACGCATGGGACCTGGTGGAAAAATCAGAGGTTCATGTGGTGGCAAATCAGATGGCGAAGGTAAACCTAAATGCTTACCAGCCAAGAAGGCATACGCATTAGGCAAAAAAGGCAGAGCAAGTGCGGCGGCAAGAAAAAGAAGAAAAGATCCCAATCCAGATAGACGTGGCAAAGCAATCAACGTTGCCACTAAAAAGAAGAAAAAATAATGAAAGCAGTAATTAAAATTATAGCAGAACACCTAGACGTTGCGGAGAGTAAGGTAACTCCAGAAGCACACCTAGTGAATGATTTAGGTGCAGATCCATTTGACACAGTAGAACTGGTGATACAGGTAGAGAAAGCCACAGGTGTAAAAATATCAGAGGACGATGGTGACAAAGTCCAGACTGTTCAAGATCTAATTAATCTAGTAGAGCAAAAATAATGATCAAAAGAAATAGACAGAGAAACGTACCATACTTAATGCCAGTTAAAAAGGACATCACAAGGTTCTACATGAAAGTTGCCAGCAAAGTTAACTTTTATGGATGGTCAATCAGAAACTGTCACAAGACTGTTTAATCACCACAAGATACAATTTTAAATAAATACATTACATTAACAAAGAGGGTGGTGTTTTGAATTTTGTTGCAAATATTCCATATACAAAATGTTGGGTTCGTAAAGAATACTTACACGACCTTGAAAGAGGCTATGGCGAATTTGTTGAAGCAGTAATTCTTGCTGTAAAATCAGTACAAGGCAGAGCGTTAATGTTTGAAGCATACCTTCCAGAGTATGGTGCTTGTTTCGACAAGTTTCCTTTATCCGCATTTGTATGGCGTAAAGACATCAAAGAAGAAGAACAATTACCACTCAGCACATTAGAACTTTGGGATAGTTTCAGTAGCAACATTCAAGTGTGGACAAAATCCATGCTTAAAAATTGTGATGTAGAAATTATGTTAAAGGGTGGTGGCAGAATGAAAGGCGAATACCTTTTCACAATAGATGCTTGCCACGGTGATGCAAACTCTGTGAACACTGGAGTTTCAGAAGTACCAAGCGAACACAAACAGCACAATTTTGGTAGACTTATCAATGGTCAATACTTTGCACAACCAAACAATAGAATGCTTTGGTTCGAACAATCATTGACTGCATCAGAACTAAAAAGACCAGACTTCCAAGTTAGTACCAAAGAGTTTTTCTGTGAAAACGAAAGCACAGTAACTTTTGGTGATTCAAACGATTATTTCTACGAAGAAAAAGACAGCCCAGCCAAAAAATAGACTTGACTTTATCATAAGAATTAAGTACAATAAGTATTATTAATTTTTAAAAAGGTAAAGTATTTTATGATAGAAGGATTCAAAATCCCAAAAGTAACATTCAGAGTGAGAACAGGCGATGCAGTTGAAACAGACGACGGTTGTGCAATTGGTGGAGAATGGCATAACGCAACAACTGATTCATATTTCAAAGATAAAAGAGTAGTAATTTTTAGTTTACCAGGAGCATTTACTCCTACGTGTTCAAGTCAGCAACTACCAGGTTTCGAAAAAGAATACAATAACATTAAAGGTATGGGTGTTAATGAAATATATTGTGTGTCAGTGAATGATTCATTTGTAATGAATGCATGGGCAGATAGAATGAATATAAAAAACGTAAAAATGATTCCAGATGGATCTGGAAACTTTACAAGATTTATGGGTATGCTTATTGGTAAAAATCATTTAGGCTTCGGAAATAGAAGTTGGAGATATATGGCAGTTATAAATGACGGCGTTGTAGAAAAATGGTGGCAAGAGCCAGGCATAAACAATGAAGGTATAGATGATGACCCATACATTGAATCTACGCCAGATAATATGATTGAGTATCTAGACCAAGAATTTAAAACAGGAAATTATGGAGATTACTCAGGCATAGTCCATAGTAATATATAAAAGGAGAAAAAGATGGAACTAAAAGAAAGTAAAACAGCACAAAACTTAAAAGATGCATTCTCAGGTGAAAGCCAAGCAAACAGAAGATATCTTTACTTTGCTCAAAAGGCAGACATCGAAGGAGCACCAGATGTTGCCGCAGTATTTAGAAGCACAGCAGAAGGTGAGACAGGACACGCACACGGACATCTAGAATACCTAGAAGAAGTTGGAGATCCAGCAACAGGTGAAAAGATGGGTGAAACAGAAGATAATCTTAAATCTGCAATCAAAGGTGAAACACATGAGTACACAGATATGTACCCTGGTATGGCAAGAACTGCTAGAGACGAAGGCTTTGAAGAAATTGCTGATTGGTTTGAAACACTAGCAAAAGCAGAGAAGTCACACGCAGGTAAATTTCAAAGAACACTAGACTCATACAAAGGAGAATAATATGTCAGCAAGAACATACGGTCCAGAAGAACAAGCAAAACTGAAAAGGATCATCGACGAAGGAGCCAATGTGCTTTCTGAAGTTGAAGATTTAAGTTCAGGTTTGAAAGACACTGTGAAAGCGGTTGCCGAAGAATTAGAAGTTAAACCATCACTGATTAACAAAGCAATTAAGATTGCTCATAAAGGTGAATGGCACAAATATTCAGACGACTTTGATTCGTTAGAAAACTTGATTATCGCAGTTGGCAAAGACAAATAAAATAATCAGATACTTCGAAGAGTCATACAAGCAAGACAAGTTATGCTTCTGGTTGGAAATGATCAGTACAGTTGTAAACATTGTTGCAAGTATGACGTTGGCACTTAATGCCACAGATCCCGATATGCGTATTGTCTATCCATTTTTCATAATAGGTTCAGCATTAGCCATATTCACTTTTTACAGAAGAAAATTAGTCTGGCCCACAATGTTGGTTAGTTATTTCCTTTGCATGAATATTCTTGGGTTTGGTATAGCAATGAGGTACTGGTAATGAAGTATATGGTTGACATCGATAACACAATTTGCTATAATAAAGATAGCAATTACGAACAAAGTCAACCCGATATGGAACGGATTGCAAAGTTGAACAAACTGTTTGATGAAGGACATGAACTCCATTATTGGACAGCAAGAGGTGGTAATTCTGGAATAGACTGGACAGAACTTACCAACAAGCAACTTAACGATTGGGGAGTAAAACACACTTCAATCAATATGAAGAAACCGGTATATGATGTTTGGGTTGATGATAGAGCAGTAAACATAAAGGACTTTTTTAATGAGAATTGATTATAACATACATTTAGATTATTCAGACGTATTGCTACAACCTAAAAGATCCACATTAAATTCAAGACGTGACGTTGACATTTTAAGAAAATTTAAATTTAGAAACAGTGGTAAAGAATTATCATATGTTCCTATTGTAGCATCCAATATGGATGGTGTAGGAACTTTTTCTATGGCAAGAGTACTACAAGAATATAAAATGCTTACAGTAATTAGAAAGCATTATACATTAGATGATTGGAAGCAGGCGGCAGGCACAGGACTTAAATTTAAATATGTTTCTGCCTGTGTAGGCACTGGAGCAATACACAACGAAGATGCTACAGATTACCAAACATTAAAACAAGTGATGTCATCATTTCCTGATATACCTTGTATAACAATTGATGTTGCGAATGCTTATCATGAATCATTTGTAGACTTTGTAACAAAAATTAGAGAAGAATATCCAGAAAAAATAATCATTGCTGGCAATGTTGTGACGCCAAACATGACTGAAGAATTAATTATAAAAGGTGCTGACATTGTTAAAGTTGGTATAGGTCCAGGCAGTGTATGTACTACAAGAACACAAACAGGAGTTGGCGTTCCACAGTTTTCAGCAATTATGGAATGTTCAGATGCCGCAAATGGTGTTGGTGGTCATATTATTGCAGACGGAGGTTGCACACAACCAGGTGATGTTGCAAAAGCATTAAGCGGTGGTGCACATTTTGTTATGCTAGGTGGAATGTTAGCAGGACATGATGAATCAGAATTAGAGTTAAAAGATGGTAAAAGGGTGTTTTATGGCATGGCTTCACAGACAGCATTAAACACACACGGACAAAGAAAAGACGGATACAGAGGCGTAGAAGGCAAAACAGTAACACTAGAAGATAAAGGCCCAGTCAGAGAGACTGTTGAACAAATATTAGGTGGAGTAAGAAGCACTTGTACTTACATTGGAGCAAGAAGAATTAAAGATATGCCAAAAGCGGCACACTTTGTTAGAGTGAACAATGTAATCAACAGAGTATTTGACAGATATGAAAAAAATTGATCAAACTTTAAAATGGATTGCTACATTTACTTTAATTGTAGGAACGTTCGTTAACGCAGGTTTTCCAGAACTTTATCCAATAGGACCAATACTTTTAGCAATGGGCGGAGTAGTTTGGTTAATTGTTTCATTAATTTGGAAAGAACCTGCACTAATAACAACAAATTTAGTATTGACAATTACCGGTTTAGGTGGTATACTGTTATATTATTTGCGTTAGGCTCAATCAGCCACAAGTGATTATTTGGTATTTTGTCAGCCACAAATGACAAAAAGGAGAACAAATGAGTTACATAGACGGATACTTTGACAGAAATTCTGATATCATAAGAGTTGTTGAACGACAAAACAAAGAAAGAATATTCAAAGAATATCCAATCAAATATACATTCTATCATGAAGATCCAGGCGGCAAGTTTAAAAGTACCACAGGCAAACCTTTAAGTAGAATTGTTTCCAAGAACACAAAAGATTTTCATAAAGAACTTGCAATTAATAGAAACAAAACATTATTCGAATCAGATATAAATCCTATCTATCAATGTTTAAGTGAAAACTATTTGAATCAAGATGCACCTGATTTGAATATAGCATTTTTTGATATTGAAGCAGACTTTGATCCTGAAAAAGGATTTAGTCAACCCAGCGATCCTTTCATGCCAATCACAGCAATCACAGTTTCATTACAATGGCTAGGCACTATGGTTACGTTTGCTATACCACCTAAAACAATGGACATAACAGAAGCCAAAGAACTTACAAAAGGCATAGACAATGTGTATCTTTACAAAGACGAAGCAGATATGCTCAAAGCATTTTTAGATATCATTGAAGATGCTGATGTAATATCAGGATGGAATTCAGAAGGTTATGACTTACCATACATCATAAACAGAATTAAAAAAGTAATGAGCAAAGATGACACAAGACGTTTGTGTTTGTGGAAACAAATGCCTAAGAAAAGAACTTTTGAAAGATATGGTAGAGAACAAGAAACATATGACTTGGTTGGTAGAGTGCATTTAGATTCACTAGAACTTTACAGAAAATACACATATGAAGAAAGACATTCTTATAGACTAGATGCTATTGGTGAACATGAAATAGGTGAAAAGAAAACTGTGTATGAAGGCAGTTTAGATCAACTTTACAATCAAGACTTCAGAACATTTATAGAATACAACAGACAAGACGTTGCACTGTTGGATAAAATGGATCAAAAGTTAAAATTTATAGCACTATCAAATGAACTGGCACACGCCAATACAGTATTACTTCAAACTACTCTAGGAGCAGTTGCAGTTACAGAACAAGCAATTATAAATGAAGCACACAGACGAGGAGTACAAGTACCCAACAGACCAAAGAGAGATGAAAATTCAACAACTGCCGCAGGTGCTTATGTGGCATATCCAAGAAAAGGATTACATAGTTGGATAGGATCAATGGATATTAATTCACTATATCCTTCTGTAATTAGAGCCTTGAACATGGCTCCTGAATGTGTAATGGGACAACTGAGACCAACATACACAGATGACTATATTGAAGAACAAATGACATTGCAAAAAAAATCATTTGCTGGTGCATGGGAAAACCATTTTGGATCATTAGAGTATGATGCTGTAATGGAGAAAAGAAAAGATATCAGTATTAATGTAGACTGGGAAGATGGCAAATCAGATGTTATGAGTGGTGCTGAAATTTACAAAATGATATTCGAAAGTAATAATCCAATGATGATAAGTGCAAACGGAACAATATTTACAAGCGAGTTTGAAGGTGTAATACCTGGACTACTTGCACGTTGGTATAAAGAAAGAAAAGATATGCAGGCTATGTTGAAGAAAGCCAAAGAAGCAAAAAACGATGCAGAAATAGAATTCTGGGATAAAAGACAACTTGTTAAAAAGATTAACCTAAACAGTTTGTATGGTGCTATTCTTAATCCTGGTTGTAGATTCTTTGATAAACGTATTGGACAATCAACTACACTGTCAGGTAGACAGATATCTAAACACATGGCATCCAAGATCAATGAAGTGATAACAGGTGAATACAACCATGTTGGTAAAGCAATGATATATGGTGATACAGATTCAGCATACTTTTCAGCATATGAAGTATTGAAAAAAGAAATAGACGAAGGAAAAATTCCTTGGACTAAAGAAAGTGTTGTAAAACTGTATGATCAAGTGGTAGGTGAAGTGAACAATTCATTTAAAAAGTTTATGGGACAAGCATTTCATTGTATGAGATCAAGAGCAGAAGTTATTCAAGCAGGTAGAGAAAGTGTGGCAACATCAGGTTTGTTTATTACAAAGAAAAGATATGCCATATTGATATATGACCTAGAAGGATTTAGAACTGATCAAGAAGGCAAAAGTGGAAAAATTAAAGCAATGGGACTAGATTTAAAAAGATCAGATACTCCTGTTTATATTCAAAGTTTTTTATCTGAATTATTATTAATGGTGCTGAACAATAACACAGAAGAACAAGTGTTGGATAAAATCACACAATTCAGAAATGAGTTTAAAACTAGACCTGGCTGGGAGAAAGGATCTCCACGTAGAGCAAACAACATAGGCGAATATGCTAAAAAAGAAGCACGTCAAGGTAAAGCAAATATGCCTGGACACGTTAGAGCAAGTATCAACTGGAACACACTTAAACGTATGAACAGCGACAAGTATTCACAAGAAATTATGGATGGCATGAAAGTAATTGTATGTAAATTGAAAAAGAATCCATTGGACTTTACTAGTGTTGCATATCCTGTAGACGAATTGCATATTCCACAATGGTTTAAAGAATTGCCATTTGATGATGCTACAATGGAAAGCACAATAATTGATAACAAATTAGGCAACTTGCTTGGAGTATTAGGTTGGGATATCAAGTCAACTGAAAGCAAAAATACATTTAACAACCTATTTGATTTTGGAGGATAGATGGCTGTACACGGAATGATAGATTTAGAAACATTAAGCACCAGACCAGATGCTACTGTATTGACATTGGGTGCTATAAAGTTTGATCCTTATACAGATTCAGAACCACACGCAGGATTGTACCTACGAGTAGATGTAGATGAACAAAGTGAATTAAGTCGACACGTTGATGAAGGCACTTTAGAATGGTGGGGTCGACAAGATGAAAAAATTAGAGATGAAGCACTAGGAGATGAAGATAGAGTTTCATTAAACAGTATGGTAAAACAATTAAACAAATGGTGTGTAGGCATAGACGAATTATGGTGCCAAGGTCCACTTTTTGATTACGCCATATTACAGAATTTGTATGCTCAATTGGGACAACCAGTCCCATGGAACTATTGGCAAATTAGAGATTCAAGAACTCTATTCAATATGTTACCAAAAGATCCAAGAAAAGACATACAAATGTCACTACACAACGCATTGGCTGATTGTTATTTTCAAGCCAAAAGTGTGCAGAAGGCTTATAAACATTTTGGAGTGAAATCAAGATGGAACAATTAGTCATTGACTTTTCGTCAAAACCTAAATATAATGTAATAAACAGGAGAATAATAATATGAAAGACATCTTACAAGACATCGTTGCACATACACATTCGCTAGGATTTCTTAGCCTTGTAAAAGTAAGCAATGAAGAACAAACAAAAATAGAAAGTATGGCTGAAGACAGATCAGTTATTCTTTCAGCAAACACAAATAATAAAGTAAATGAATTTGATGGTGTATTTGGTATGCCTAATTTAGACAAATTGGCTTTGCACTTGAAATGTCCAGAGTATCAAAAAGAAGCAAAGATCGAAGTTAAGTCAGCAGAGAGAAATGGCAAAACTATTCCAACGCATATTCACTTTGAAAATGCAGGTGGTGATTTTAAAAATGATTACAGATTTATGAGTACTGAAATTATTAATGAAAAATTAAAATCTGTTAAATTTAAAGGATCTAATTGGGATATTGATTTTGAACCTAAACTTGCGGCAATACAAAGATTAAAATTACAGGCGGCGGCACACGTTGAAGAAACTGTGTTTACTGTGAAGACAGAAAATAATACATTGATGTTTTATTTTGGTGATGCTAATTCACACGCAGGATCATTTGTATTTCAATCTGATATAACAGGTGAATTAAAAAACACTTGGAGTTGGCCGATACAACAAGTAATCAGTATTTTAAGTCTTGATGGGAAAGTTAAAATGAGTATTTCTGATCAAGGAGCAATGCAGATTACAGTAGATAGTGGAATTGGTGAATACAATTACATATTGCCTGCACAAACAAAGTAGTATATGGATAAGAAGATACCAACTGATAATCTAACTGAAAAGCAGAAAGACTATGCAACTTTTCTTCCTGCATTAAGCAGTTTTTATGCTAGGGATCTTGGTAAAGCAAGACATCAAGAAGACTACATAAAACCTGAAAGAGTACCTCAAAACTTTGAACATGGTGTTGAAGGAATGAATTATATGAGTTCCAAAGACACTTATTTCTATTACAAGTGGCATTTATATTCGGCGGGTCATGCTGATTTGAATATGGATCACTTTTCTGTAAGAGACGATATTATTAGAAATAGAGACAGAAAAGACAATTGGGTACTTGGCGATTCAGGTGGTTTCCAGATTGGTAAAGGTGTTTGGGAAGGTGATTGGAAAGATTCTAATTGTCCTAAGGCTAAAAAGAAACGTGAACAAGTGTTGGCGTTTATGGATGGTAATATGGACTATGGTATGATATTGGATATACCTGCTTGGGTATCTCGTTCTCCTGCGGGTGCGGCGGCAAGTAAAATCAGTTCATATCAAGAAGCAGTTGATGGTACAAAAATTAACAACGACTATTTTATGAAAAATAGAAATGGTAATTGTAAGTTTTTAAATGTACTGCAAGGTGAAAACTTCCAACAAGCAGACGATTGGTACACACAAATGAAAGACTATTGTGATCCAAAGATACATCCTAGCACACACTTTAATGGTTGGGCAATGGGTGGTCAGAATATGTGTGATATACATTTGGCATTGAAACGTCTAGTGGCTTTGAGATTTGACGGCTTACTAGAAAAAGGTGTACATGATGTGATGCACTTCTTAGGTACAAGTAAATTAGAGTGGGCAGTGCTACTAACAGATGTTCAAAGAGCAATTAGAAAGTATCACAATCCAAACTTTATGATTACATTTGATTGTGCTTCACCTTTTTTAGCAAGTGCAAACGGACAGATATACACTGACATTGAAATTGAAGACAAAAAGAAATGGACTTATAGAATGCAACCAAGTGTTGACAATAAAGATTTTTCAACTGAAACAAAATTGTTTAGAGATGCTGTATTAGAAAAAGGCATCTTTGATAATTTTTTAGACAGTGCAGTCAGCAAAAGATTAATGCTGAAGGATATTACTTGTTACAAGCCTGGTGATTTAAACAAAATGGGTAACGAAGGTAAAACTTCTTGGGATTCATTCAGTTATACACTACAAATGGCACACAATGTTTGGACGCATATTTCAGCAGTACAAGAAGCAAATAGAAAATATGATGCTGGTTTAAATCCTAAAATGCTAGTTGAAGAAAAATTTGATAGAATTGCTTTTAAAGATATTGTAAATGCTATATTTGCCACAAGCAGTAGAGATGAGGCAAATATGGTAATCGAAGAGTTTTCAAGATTCTGGATGTCAATTATTGGCACTAGAGGTGCAACAGGTAAAAAGACTGTGAACGCAAGTACACAGTTTTCTAATCTATTTGAGGAGGCATAAAATGGCAAATAAAAGTAAAAAAGTAAAAGCAATCGAGAAAGAGTACCACTGGTACAAAGGAAAAGTAGACCAAATGGAATCAGAACGTTCATATGATAGATCATGGGACGGCAAACAACTACTTTTAAAATTTAAAAAAATGAAACTGTTTTTGAAAACACAGTTAAAGAAAATGCAGGAAACACTATAAGCAATGAAAAGTTTGGTTGTTGGATTAGGATTCGGACAGTTATACGTCAACATTCTTAAAAGAATGGGACATGAAGTTATCACTGTGGATATAAATCCTGATTCTAATGCAGACTTCACAGAACTTACAACAGCCATATCTGCTCACAACTCATTCGATACTGCTCATGTATGTGTACCTAATCATTTACACTACAAGACAGCATTAAAATTAGCAGATCATACAAAGATTGTGTTTGTAGAGAAGCCAGGTGTAGAAACAATTAATCACTGGCGATTGCTTACGAACCTAAATAAGTCAACAAGATTTATGATGACAAAGAACAATCAGTGGAGAAACAATATCAAACAGATAGCAGAAAATTGTGAAGCAAGTGATATGATACAGATTAATTGGGTAAACAAAAATAGAATTCCAGGACCTGGAACATGGTTTACAGATAAGAGCAAAGCATTTGGTGGTGTGAGTAGAGATCTATTACCTCACTTAATGAGTATAATGATGTCTGTAAACAAAAACACGTATCAAGATTTTAAAGTTCAAAAGTATCACACAGAGCAAAGATGGAACTTGTCGGATTGTACAGGCACAGATTATGGTGTTGTCAATGAAAATGGAGTTTATGATGTAGATGATTCAGCCACTATGGAATTGACAGATGGTAACAAAACCTATATACTGTATGCTAATTGGAAAAATAACTTACACGATGACATGGCTATACATTTTTACAAAAACGGAGAATCACATTTAGAATCAATATCTTTAGGATTATGTCCAGAACAAGCATATGAAGAAATGATTAAAAATAGTTTGATACATCTAGAAGATGATGTTTTCTGGAACAATCAATTAGAACAAGATTTATACATACAGGAAAAAATTAATGACAAAAGTAAAGATATTATACACTGAAGGTAAAGGTGAATTCAAAGAAGGTGAATTTGAAGTGCCTGATATTAAACCTGATCAAATAAAAGTAAAAAGCATCTATACAGGTGTATGTAGAAGTGATGTAGATATGATGAACGGTGACTTTGGTCCACTTCCTTTGAGTATGCAAGGTCATGAAGGTTTAGGTGAAGTATTAGAAATAGGCAGTGAAGTAAAAGACATTGACGTAGGAGATTATGTTGCAACAAGAGGTGAACCTGCTTATGCTGATCAATACAATGCTGATAAAGGAACGTATGTTAGTGTTCCTGAAGCAGACCCTAAATACATCATAGAACCAGTTGCTTGTGGTTTGAATGTAGTAATGCAAGACGAACATCAATTTGAAAAACGCAATAGCAAAGATGCCAGAATTGCCATTATAGGTAGTGGATTTTTATCTTGGGTAGTATATCAATACTTAACTGCCAACTATTTCTTTCAAATAGATGTAATAGGCAGTCACAACAAAGAACGTTGGGGCAAGAGTTTAAAAGATAACTTTGAAGGCACTTATGATATTGTGATTGATTTAAACACTAGAGATGAAGTGTTTGTAAGAGATATTATAAAACCAGAAGGATTAATTGTGCTAGGTGCAGAAAAAACAAATAAAATTACAACATCATTTAGCAAACTGTTATGGAATGCTGTCACTGTTATATTTCCATCTCCTAGACAAAAAGATTTTCAAAGATGTATGAAGACAGCAGTGAACATGGTTGAAAAAGGTGCATTGAACATAGATAAATTTTGGAGCAAAGGATATGATAGAAAAACTGAATGGCAAGATGCTTTTAAAGAAAGCAATCAAAGAATGCCAGGATACAGCAGAGGATATATAGAATGGCTTTAGACACAGCAAAAAGGAAACAGGTAATATATTTCACAGGTACAGAAATAGAAAACACAGTAGCAAAAGGTTGGCAGACATTGTTTGTTGTAGGTGTTAGACCCGCTGAAGAAATTGAAAAATTGGCAACTGAACACAAAGCAAAGCACATATATTTCGGAACAAGTCAAAGTTTCATTGTTAATTCTGAAGAAGATTTAAAACCTTGGTATGACATGATTAAATCATTGTTAGATAAGGATTTTTGGATTACTCTTGATTTTGGTATAGAATATATGGAACAAGTTACTCAAACAGGATTAATGAGTTATAAAAAGTTTATTCCAATGATAAGTGCCAAAATTCCAAACATTTACAAAGTAAATGGTAATGCTACTCTTAAAATAGATGATGTGACGTGGGGACATTCAAACACAGGTGTTTGGAGTAGAAATCTTAATGAAATTACAAAAGATATGCACTATACAGATTGGAAAGAATATGTGGGAGACACAGTAATTGACGTTGACACAGACGAATAAAATTGCTATAATTAATTATGAATAAAAAAACATTTATATGGGTAACATTTAAAAAAGAAGGCATTCATAAATATCCTGCGGCATTGGATGATCCAAAGTTAGCAACAGGTGATGAATATGATGTATCATTTTTAGGATATCCTCACAGACATATATTTCATTTTAAAGTAGAAATAGAAGTATTTCACGATGATCGAGACATCGAATTTATTCAATTCAAAAGATGGTTAGAAAAACTGTATGCAGAAAAAACTTTACAGTTAGATTATAAATCTTGCGAAATGATAAGTGATGATCTATATGAAACAATTACTAAAAGATATCCAGGTAGAGAGATTATCATCAACGTTAGCGAAGATGGTGAAAATGGTAGTGAGACCATCTACCATGTTGAGGACTAGTCCTTGACATACGTGTTCGGCATTATTGCTTTTGTTTGTCTGATAGGGTATAGTATTACTATGCCTCATCCATTGACAGGCAATGGCAATGAAATGCTGAGTGACATTTGCTTTATGTCATTCATAGCATTTGCCGGATTAAGTTTTATTTTTAATATGGAAAACAAATGACAGTTTATATTGTAGATTTAGAAGCAGTTGACACAAGGTACACGAAAGAGTGGAAGTACAATCTTCCTAAACAACTCAAACGTGCTACTAATTCAGATGTTGTATCTATCAGTGGTGGCGATACTCCACAAGCAACTACACCTGGAGCATTTTTAAACTTTGGTGGTACTAATGTTTACAAAGCCAATCAAATGCAACAAATAGGTAAACTGTTCTGCGATGGCAAAATAAAAGATGGCGATTACTTCTTGTACACAGACGCATGGAATCCAACAGTACTACAATTGAAGTATATGGCAGAACTGTTAAAAGTAAAAATTAAAATAGGTGGTATGTGGCACGCCGGTTCATATGATCCACAAGACTTTTTAGGCAGATTGATTGGAAGTGCAGATTGGGTTAGAAACACTGAACAAGCAATGTTTGATGTGTTTGATAATAATTTTTATGCCACAGACTTTCATATTGATTTATTCTGTGAAACATTTACAAAAGCAGAACAGTATGTAGGTTTAAATGCTCCAAAAGGTAACAAGGTATGTAGAGTAGGTTGGCCCATGGAGTACATGGAAAACACTTTGGATATGTATCAGAATATGGATAAGAAAAATATCATTCTTTTCCCACACAGATTGGCTCCTGAAAAACAACCTGCTATATTTCAAGATTTAAAAAACTCTTTACCACAATATGAATTTGTTACTTGTCAAGAAGAGCCTTTAACTAAAAATGAATATCACAACTTACTAGGTCAAGCAAAATTAATGTTCTCTGCTAATTTACAGGAAACATTAGGTATCAGTTGGTATGAAGGTGCTATACTTGGAGTTATTCCAATGATGCCTAATAGATTAAGTTATAAAGAAATGGCAATAAATGAATTCTTATATCCAAGTGATTGGACCGAGAATATGGAAACTTACAGAAAAAACAAAAAACAGTTAATGGCAAAGATTGAAGACTATATGGAAAATTATTCGAAATATGCTCCTGCTGTTTTAAAACAAAAAACAAAACTGAAAAATCAATATTTTTCAGGTAACAAACTATATGGAGTAGTATCAAATGGCTAAAAAAGGTTTATCAACACCAGTTCCACAAAATCATCTAGCATCTAATGGTGTGTATGTTTTAATGGAAGAAATTACAATGGAGTCTTGTAGAAATTGTTTAACTTGGATTATGAATCATAATCTAGCAGAAACAAGACTTCCACAATTAACTTTAATTATTAATTCACCAGGTGGCGATGTTCACGCCGCATTTGCATTAATTGACACAATGAAAGCAAGTACTATACCAATTAAAACTGTGGGATTAGGATTAATTGCTTCGTGTGGATTTTTATTATTCATAGCAGGGAAAAAAGGCTCAAGAATATTAACACCCAACACAGCAATACTATCACACCAATACAGTTGGGGCAGTGCAGGAAAAGAACATGAACTGTATGCAAGAGTTAAAGAGTTTGAATTGAGCACAAACAGAATGATTGAACACTACAAAAAATGTATTGGTATGAGCGAGAAGCAGATAAGAGAAATTTTACTTCCACCGCAAGACGTTTGGTTATCTGCCAAAGAAGCAAAGAGACTTAAAATTTGTGACAAAGTAGAAGAGTTATACTAATGCGTGAAGACTTGATGGTGCAACAACAAGTTTCAAACACTTGGCAACACATGGTGGGTGTTATTTGCTTGAATCAAACTAATCGTAAACAAGTCAAAGCAGTACTGCCTAAACTGTTTAAAAAATGGGCAACACACACAGAACTTCTCAGTTCTGCAAACATTTCTGATCTTGAGAAAATACTCAAGCCATTAGGAATGCAAAAAAAGAAAGCAGAAAGAATATACAGAATGAGTCAACAATTTAGCGGTTGGAACGGTGATGATGCCACAGAGTTATACGGCATAGGCAAATACGGTTCAGACAGTTATAAATTGTTTTATAAAAATGAAGTACCAACGAATGTTGGTGATCATGAACTTAATAGATATATCATAGAGGAGTTAAATTTATATGGCGAGTAAAAAAGATAAAGACGAAGTTAAAGAAGTATGGAGTGTTAGTGAAGATTCTCTGTCACCAGGCATTGCAGGTCCATCAGAAAGTATTACAATAAATTACGAAATGGATCCTATGGGAGTTACACCTTCAGGTATGATAGGAAGTGCACCGCTAGACTTTGGAGAAGATGCAGGTAAAGGTTTTGAAAATATGACATTTAAAGATTACTTACCTGGTAAACCTTTTGAAGACACAGTACCAACTTTAGAAACTATAGATAAAGTGTGTGACGATTATCCTTCATTACAAATAGCATACGAAAAATTCAAGAACGTTTGGAGAATCTGTTATACAGATTACTGTTCTAAAAACCCAGATGAGGAGAACTATTAATGGACAATAAAGTTTATTTTACAATGATACAGATTCGAAACGGTATGGATAAAATCTGTGAGCAAATGGGTAAAGATGGATTTGAACCTGACCTTGTTATGGGTATTAACAGAGGTGGATGTATTCCGGGTGTGTATATGAGTCATCGATTACATATACCACATGAAGCATTAGATGTTAGATTGAGAGATCATAAAGCAAAACCAGATTTACGTAATCTAGAAAAAGCCTATGCATTTCAAAAAAAAATATTGATAATAGACGACATTAATGATTCTGGTAATACATTCAAATTCATTCGTGAAAATTTTGGTGGAGAAGATAGAGTAAAAACAGCCGCAATCATACACAATGAGCCAAGCAAGTTTGACACATTAGATTATTGGTGCTATAATATAAACAAAGAGGAAAATCCGCAGTGGATTGTATTTCCTTGGGAACAGTGGTAATGATAAAAGTAGACACATTAGAAAAAGCAAGAGAAGATGGCAGAGCACCTTGGACTGACGTTGTATATGATTTTAAAGATATGATGTGGTACAATGACGGATATCCAGTTACAGAAGGACATTCTTTAATAGTGCCTAAAGAAGCAACACAAGAAAGACTTATTAGATGTGTTGAACTTGCAATTAAAATAGGCAATGACAATGTTGCCAAAGGTGTTGTTGACGGATACAATGTTGGGATCAATGTTGGTGAAGCGGCAGGACAAACTGTGATGTATCCACACGTTCATCTTATTCCTAGGAAAAAAGGTGATTGTGAAAATCCCAAAGGTGGTGTAAGGAATGTTATACCAGGCAAAGGGGATTACACAAAAAATGAATAATGAACCATTTATCAAAGTTTATGATGATCTAATACCTGCTTATTTGCAAGATCATCTTGAGTTAATTACATTAGGTGTTAAAAGCAAGGGTGAAGAGTTTATTGATCCCAGTGTTAATTTTAAATGCAAATATGAAGTAACTGCTAAAGAAACAAATCAACCGCCATTAAGTTTTGTACATTTGCTTAAATCACATACATCAATCAGTAAACATCTTGATAATTTCGGAATGGTGGCTCAGGCTTTGTGCAATGTAAATGATTTAATATTGCAAAATATTATGTTAGCAAGAGTGTTTATCACAGTGCCACACCAAACAGATTTAAAACATTATGCACCTCACATTGATATAGAAGTTGAACACATGGTTGTGATTTATTTTATTAATGATGCTGATGGTGATACAGTATTTTTTGACAATGATGGAAAAATTATAAAATCAGTTGAACCAAGAAAAGGTAGAGCAATTATCTTTGATGGTAAAATAAAGCATGGAGGCGGTATTCCTAAAAACGGCCCACGTTGTATTGCAAACTTTGATTTAAAGGTAAAACAATGAGTAGAACACTTTTTATAGGCGATAGCCACACAGTAGGATATAAGACCATTGAAGGAAAAATTGGTCCTGGCAGTTTTACGTTCTGGAACGAAAACAATTATGCAGTAAAATATTCTGAAATACACAACAAGGATATTGTAATTTATGCACAACCTGGTGCAACAAATAATCTATACACAACTTGGTTGGCTAATATGTTTTCTAAATACAATGATATAGATGAAGTGTTTATATGTTTGGCTCCGTTGAACAGAATAGAATTAAGTTTCGACCCTGATTTAAAACATGAAGCAGATCCATTAGATCAATTTACATACGAACATCCAGAGTCAACTGAAAATGTTAGAAAATTTTCTGATCAACCTGTGGCAGGAAACACTGTGCAAATATTACAAAAGCCTGTCGGAGATGATTATAAAAAGATACCAAGCATTGGATTTTCAGCAGAGCATGGATTAACGTCACCTGATTTAAGAAAAGATTCTTATATGTCTGTGAAACTGTTTTATGAATGCAATACAGTGATAGAAAAAAGAGAATTTTTAAAAAATATGTATATGTGGGATAAGATGTGTACAGAAAACAACGCAAAGTTGTATGTGTTTAATTTTAGAAGCAGAGGTGTATGGCCCAGTGATACAGATTATTTTGGTAAGATTGATACCATGAAAAGAGCGAACCAGAGTGTGGAACAACATCTAAATACATTAGGACATAAAGCAGAAGATTATTTTATTGAAGACAAAGAACATTTTAACAATCAATATCATAAATTGATAGCAACAGAATATTTGAAATGGCTAAAAGAATACTAATAGCAGGCGACAGTTTTGGTTGTGAATGGCCCAACGGTGAAGGAATAGGTTGGCCTCTTATACTGTCTGAAACTCATGCTGTAAACAATGTGGCTCAGGCTGGTGTAGGCGAATACAAAATACTGAAACAATTACACAATGTAAGTGCTCATGATTCTTATTGGGTTAACAATTATGATTGCGTGATTGTGTGTCATACCAGTCCTAGTAGAATACACACACCTAAACATCCTGTACACAAACAAGGTTTACATGAAAACTGCGATTTAATATATTCCGATATCGCAAACAAATTTGATTGGTTTAATCCTAGATTAAAAACTGCAAAAAATTGGTTTTATCATCATTACGATGACGAATACCAAAAAGACCTTTACCAAATTACACGTGAAGAAATAAATCGATTTATTACAATACCGTATTTGGCAGTAGATAATTTCAGCATTAGCAACCATTTTGCTGGTGAAAAAAACACATTAGATTTAACAGATATTTGGCCCGAGCATAGAGGAGAGATTAACCATTATACTCCCGAAGGAAACCAAATTGTTCTTAAACAAATCATTGACAAATTGGACAAAATTTGTTAATATAGTAACAACAGAGGAGAAAAAACTATGGCAAGTAGACAAAATATATATGATGCAATGGTGGCACACGCCAAAGGACATATAGAAAAACACGTAACAAATGTGCAAATCTATATGGAAAAGGCTGTGGGAATTGGTGAACACGGAGACATTCTTGAAACTATAGAAAAAGAATTAAAAGTGATTGCTGAATATCATGATCAATTAGAAGTTTTAGAAAAATATATCAAGAGGGACTAATGAAAGCATCAGAACGAATAAGACAAAGGCTTAAGGAAAAAGATATTAGATTTCACAGTAATGATAATATCGCTGATTTTATAGAGCAAGGTGAACTGGAAGAACTTCAAAAAGAAGTTGAAGAAAATTTTGGAGGTGTTCTTGATGCATTAGTGATTGATACTGAAAATGATCACAACACAAAAGAAACTGCAAGACGTGTTGCTAAAATGTACATAAAAGAAATATTTGGTGGTAGATTTGTACAACCGCCTAAAGTTACTTCTTTTCCTAATATGGGTTACAGAAGTTTATACACAAGTGGTCCAGTTAGTATAAAATCAACTTGTGCTCACCATTTTCAGAATATTGTAGGTAAATGTTGGATAGGTATTCTTCCAGAAAAAGAAGTTATTGGATTATCTAAATTTAATAGAATAGTTCATCATATTGCTGAAAGACCTCAGATACAAGAAGAAATGACAACACAGATTGCTGAAGCACTACAAAAATATGCAAAGACTCCTAATGTGGCTGTGATGGTTAAAGCAGAACATCATTGTATGACACACAGAGGTGTAAGAGAACATGAATCTGATATGACTACTGCTATCATGCTAGGTGCATTTGATAGTCATGCTCCTCTTAAGAAAGAGTTTTATGATATTTGTATGAGCATGAAAGGTCATGACTAAACTTAGATATTCAGAAGCATTTTACTCTGTACAGGGCGAAGGACGTTTTGTTGGAGTACCAAGTGTGTTCTTACGAACATTCGGTTGTAACTTTCGTTGTATGAATTTTGGTTTGGCTAAAGAACCAAATAGAGCAGAAAAACTAAAACAAGGAATAAAATACAATCCGGAAGTTAAAGAGTTATTGGACGCAGGGATTACTGACAAAGTGGAAAAGTTTGAAGACTTGCCAATAGTACATACAGGCTGTGACACTTATGCCAGTATATACCCTGAGTTCAAAAAGTTTATGATGGACAAGACTATTGACGAAGTGGTGGATCATGTGTTATCATTAACTCCTGAAGGCAAGTGGACAATGTCTAATGGACAAGATGTACACTTTATATTAACAGGCGGTGAGCCTTTGTTGGGATGGCAAAGAACTTACATTGAATTATTTGAACATCCAAGAATGAAGGATTTAAAAAATGTTACTTTCGAGACAAATACAACGCAGACTTTACACAAGGATTTTGAAGACTATCTTAGAAAACAAGACAAATTCCAAGTCACTTGGAGTTGCTCTCCGAAACTTTCCGTATCGGGTGAGCCTTGGAACACTGCTATCAAACCTGAGATTGCTAGGTCTTATAACGGGATTCCTAATAGTGAAATGTATTTCAAATTTGTGGTCGCTGATGCTTCCGATGTTGACGAAGTTTCAAAAGCAGTTGCCGAGTACAATCAAGTGGGAATCAACGTTCCCGTTTATGTCATGCCACTGGGAGGAAGATCAGAAACATATATCCTCAACACAAAAAAAGTCGCCGAACTTGCAATGGCAAGAGGATGGAGATACACTCCAAGACTACACGTCGACATATTCGGAAATGCCTGGGGGACTTGATAAGATAAACAAAGACAAAATGGAGAACAAAAATGGACATAATTAAAAAAATTAAACAAGTAAAGGACAAGTTTATTAAGAAGAAAGAAACAACTTCTGAAGAAACAAGTAAAAATCCAAAGTTAGAAGCATTAATGAAAGAAAAAGAACAAGCAACAGCAAAAGGAGAACCTTGGGTTGCTGTGTTAGATACAAAAATTAATCAGGAAAACATTAGAAATGGATTCTTTGAATTAGATTGGAACAATGAATTCATTGAAAAATTGTTGGACGCAGGATATAAAGGCGAAACAAATGAACAAATAGTAGATGGTTGGTTCAGAACAATAGCCCAAAACATTCTTCAAGAAGAAGGATTAGATCCAACAAGAGGTGCTGGATACATTAATACTAAAAATTTAAGTGACGATAAGTCAGAAATAAGTTAAGGAGATAAAAATGACAGACTCAGACGAAAAACAAAGAGCACTGGATTCCTCTATGGAAAACGAGAGTGTAGGACATAAAGACAACTATGGTCCTATGGTGCAAATATCAATCAAAGAATATGATAGACTTAAAGAACGTAGCAGGTATATCACGGACAAAGACCTAATCGGTATGATTGATAAGTTAGAGTTCTTTGTAAAAGAATTAAGAAAACACATAGTTAGAGTAGATATTGATTGATGAATTATATAATTGTAGACACAGCCAATACATTTTTTAGAGCCAAACACGCAATACAGAGTGATTTGGATTCTAAGATAGGAATGGCTCTACATATTACATTAAACAGTATCCGTAAAGTATGGCAAGATTTTAAAGGTGACCATGTTGTATTTTGTTTGGAAGGTAGAAGTTGGCGTAAAGACTTTTATGAACCTTATAAACGTAATAGAAAAAATGCTAGAGATGCCAGAACAGAAAAAGAAGTTGAAGAAGATTTAGTATTTTGGGAAACATTTGATAATTTCAAAGAATTTATAGACACAAAAACAAACTGCACTGCTATTCAAAATCCTCAACTTGAAGCAGATGATTTAATTGCAGGCTGGGTTCAATCGCATCCAAATGATAATCATATTATTGTTTCAACAGATGGAGACTTTGCTCAATTGATTGCTCCTAATGTATGTCAGTATAACGGCATAACTGAAACTACAATCACTCATGAAGGATATTTTGACGCAAAAGGAAATAGAGTAATAGATAAAAAGACTAAAGAAGAAAAACCTGCACCTAATCCTCAATGGTTATTGTTTGAAAAATGTATGAGAGGCGATACTGCTGATAATGTATTCAGTGCTTATCCTGGTGTTAGAACAAAAGGAACTAAAAAGAAGGTTGGTTTACAAGATGCATTCGAAGACAGAGATTCTAAAGGATACAACTGGAATAACATGATGCTACAACGTTGGGTTGACCATAACGGCGACGAGCATAGAGTTATGGAAGACTTTCAAAGAAATGTAACCTTGTGTGACTTGACAGCACAACCTAAGGAAATAAGAACATTGATTGAGGATACTATCAACAATGTTAAACCTAAAACTGTTGAACAAGTAGGATTAAAATTAATAAAATTTTGTGCTAAATGGGATATGCAAAAAATTGCAGAATACCCACAAACATATGCAGAACCATTAAATGCAAAATATAAACTTAAAGAGGAGGCGACAGCATGACAAATAAATTTTTTGCAAAGCCGATATTAGAGAACAGATTCTGGATATTAGAATCTGATGGAGAAAAAGTAGGAACGATATGTAGACAAGAAGATAGAAGATATATGTTTAGTTGTTCCGATGGTACTAGAATATTCGACACTCAACAACAACTCCAAAAGAATTTTAATGGAGAATGGATGTGGGGTTCATCAATCAGTGCTCCAAAAGAAGAAAAAGAAAATGAAGATAATTCAGTTTATGATTATCCGTCAAAGTTTAAACCTTATAATATGGTGTTTGATGTAAAACGTAAATTACCTTTGTTTAATAAAAGTAAAAAATCAAAAAGTTTATATTGTGCTGGATACTATGTTATTCAGTTTGAAAAAGGTTGGGTAAGAAGTTATTGTCCTAAATTATTAACATTGGACAGTTATCCTTTTAAAGGCCCATTTAGAACATCATTAGAAATGAAAACGGAGTTAAGCAATGCCAACAAACGAACCTATTAACACAGCCAGTTTACAACAATTTATACAACAAGTTAAAGGTGCTGACCTCAGTAACCAAAAAGAAGTGCGTTTAGACATCAACACAGCCAAGCAAGTCACGTATAGCCTAGCAACAGTGTTGGCCCGTTTAGCGGGTAACTATGAGGGTCTAATGACACAAAAAACTACCACTGAAGCCGAAGCAATCGAAATAAAAGTAGACGGCGGTAATCTTTAATACTACCATAAAATAGATAAATACTCATATAACATGAGTAGACCTAAACCGACTATTTTACTGGAATTCACTGATCGCAAATCTTACAAGAGCGAACAGGTACTTGCGGCTGAAGGTATATGGGCAGTATTCTACAAACAAAAACCATTCAATTTAAAATCAGCAAATATGCTGAATAACTACCCGGGTCCAAAATACAAAAAAGTATCGTTTTCAAATCCTGGACACGCATTCAATCTAGCGAAGAAATTGAACACCATGTTCAACACTGAAGACTTCACGGTGGTCAAATTGACCCAGGGTGAAACTGTCAGTGAAAAATGAACTGGAAAGAAACCTACACCAAAATATTCTTAAAACAGGCTGAAATAGGTATCAGCGAAAACACTCTAAAAGAGTATATGCCAACTTGGTGGAAGAACACTAGGGACAAAGGTTCAGGAGGTTTACGATTGACTGATGCTGGTTTGGAGTTTATTAAAGAAAAGTTACAACTACAAACATATGATGTACCATTTCCTATTGATTTTAATCTTACCACTCAAACTATAATATTCCTAGACAAATATATAAACTGTCCTTACTACCTAGCAGATGATGGTGTAATTGTTACCAACGAAAAGAAAGCAATGGAATTAATGCTGTTTTCTGGAGATATTCGAAAATATGGTATCAATAAAGCACTTTCTAGGCTAGAAACATCAGAATAAGTTATCCACAGACGCTAGAACCCGCATAAACCTTGACTTCTTCGCGGTTGACTTTTGAACTACCAGAATGTATTATTAAGTATAACAACAAATTAACGAGGAGTACAAAATGGTAAAACAAAGTAAAACACAAGATGCTGGTCTTACAAGCAGACAACTTTCGCCTAATAAAGCAAAAGCAAGTATCTTACACGCATTAAAAATCAAAAGACCAATATTTTTATGGGGCGGCCCAGGTATTGGTAAATCAGATGTTATTCACCAAATTGGTAAAGATATCAATGCCAAAGTAATTGATATTAGATTAAGTTTATGGGAGCCTACAGATATTAAAGGTATTCCTTATTACAATTCTAAAGAAAACAATATGACTTGGGCAAGTCCGTCAGAATTGCCTACACAGGCATTGGCTAAAAAACATAAGCATATGATATTGTTTTTAGATGAGATGAATTCTGCGGCACCTTCAGTACAGGCGGCGGCTTATCAACTTATATTAAACAGAAGAGTAGGTCAATATGAATTGCCTGACAATGTATTGATTGTAGCGGCTGGTAACAGAGAGGCAGACAAAGGTGTTGTATACAGAATGCCTGCTCCGTTGGCAAACAGATTTATCCACTTAGAAATGAAAGCAGAGTTTGAAGACTGGTTTGAATGGTCAGTGGCTAACAATGTGAACAAAGACGTTGTTGGATATCTAACTTTTAGCAAGAAGGACCTATACGACTTTGATCCTAAATCACCAAGTAGGTCGTTTGCTACTCCGAGATCTTGGTCATTTGTGAGTGAATTACTTTCAGATGATTTAGATGAAAACACTATAACTGACTTGGTCAGTGGTGCAGTGGGTGAAGGACTTGCAGTTAAGTTCATGGCTCACAGAAAGGTGGCTTCACAGTTACCTAATCCTTCAGACATACTTGAAGGTAAAATAACAGAACTGAAATCGAAAGAAATATCAGCAATGTACTCGCTTACGGTTTCACTATGTTATGAACTCAAAGAAGCAAATGACAAAAAAGATAAGAAGTTTAATGACAAAGTTAATAAATTTCTTAGATTTATGATGGATAATTTTGATACAGAACTTGTTGTTATGGGTATCAAGATGGCATTAACTCAGTATCAATTACCGATTGATCCTGATGCAGTCAAATGTTTTGATGAATTCCACGAAAAATACGGCAAATATATTACTGCCGCTCAAAGCATCAAATAATAGTGTTGAATATAGGGCACTTTTTACCGGTGCCCTATACCAAAAAAGAGTTGACTAATTTACCAAAAGAAAGTATAATAGTATTATGAACACAGACACTTTAGAGATAGAAAAAAAAGAATTAAGTCCAGAAGAGTTAAAACACCTTAGAGCAGAAGTTATTGATAAAATTGTGGTTGCTAGAGTAGGACTGTTATTAAGACATCCGTTTTTTGGTAACATGGCTACAAGATTACAGATTAAAGAGTGTGATGAGTGGTGTCCAACTGCCGCAACTGATGGTAGAAACTTATTTTTTAACACAGAGTTTTTCAGCAAGATGACATCTAAAGAAATTGAATTCGTTATAGCACACGAAATACTTCATTGTGTATTTGATCATATGACAAGAAGAGAAGACAGAGAT